GTCCGAACTACCCGCCCTTAACGGAGTGCCGGAAGGACCCGTAGAATCAATGACTTACGCATGGTGCGAGGCGTTGATCATCGAGACTGGGCTGCGTTGCGCGCTTGCAATCTGCCGAGGCTGGCCTCGTAGGCTATGTCGTATTGACGCTGCAGTTCGCGGTCTGCGACGCGCTGTGCGATGGTGAAGAGCGGCAGCTTGCGCTGGTAGTGCGGCTTGCCCATCACGATCTTTAACACCATGCGTGTCTGCCACTGGGCGCCTACACGCTTGCGCGCGTAGATGCCTCGAGGTAGACCACTGCCTGGCCGTGGTACGAAGTACGTGCCTGCCTTCGAGACTGCGCGCCTGGATCTGACGCTTGCCGTCTTGTTGGCTGTGTATCCCGCCGATGTCTCTGCTGCCTTCAGTTGGGACAGGATCTGCCTGATCACACCCACTGGCACATTGCCATAGGCGTCTAGCGCTGATCCCTCTGCGGGTACGGTGAACTCATTGCTGCGCAGCACGCCTGCCCGCAGCAGTGCAGTCTCATACGCCTTGCGGTCACGCCTGCCACCTAACACCTGCGGGTACATATACGCCGCTGGGTTGGATGCGGCCTCTCCCTTGCGATCCTTGAGCCAGACGTGTGCTACCAGTTTGTCTTTGGTCGCAGGCACCAGGCGCGTCGAGTTGAGCGCCCAGCGTGTGGGCCGATCAAATGCGGTGCGGATCTCATTGATCACCTCTTTCTGCGCGATCTGCGCCGTCTTGGTCAGGGCGATGGCAATGGTGGTGCTGTGCCTGCGCTCGGAGAATCCGTCGAGCAACGCCTTGAACGGCTTGAAATCAGCCCTGACGCTGATGGTCATCATCGGGAAGAAGAGCCGCCACAGGGGAGGTTATGGCGGCCAAGACCAAGGAGAGGAGACGCCTTGTCAGGGTGTAGCTCTGCCAAGGCTGCCGCATTTAAGCAGCTTTCTCGTAACCGTCTAAATTGTTTTTGCGCATGGCGGCCAAGTGGTGGGCGTCCCACATGCCTTCGATCAACGCGTAGGCGGTTTCCAGGTGCAGGTCGAGCGTGTGCACGCTGATGCGCAGCTTGGCTGCATAGCCTTCGCGGCTGTTGCCGATGCGGTCGAGATAGAACATGCGCACGCTGCGCAGGATGTGCTTGGGCAGCTGGCAGACAAAACCGTCGGTGATCAGCGCCTCGAGGTCGCTAGCGGCTAGACCGTCACCGACCAGCCTGGCGTTATCCACACGCTCCATGTAGTACGCGCAGGTCGACCAGCCGCCGGAGAATTGCCAAGCCTGCCAGCGTTCAAGCTTTTCCTGACCAGGCCGCACGCGCTTTGATGTTGCCACCGTTTCCCCTACCCTTGAACCAGGTTTTAAACCCTCATCGCCCTGAGCCTGAGCATGCCCCGTCCTAACCGGCCGCAAGTGCAGTCGGTTCGCTTCAGCATCGCCCGTCGCCGTCGATAGCCTCCTGCCAGACTTGTGCACGCGCAGGGTCTAGCTTTCGCCCTCCTGCTGGCCTGTTGCAGCGTGTCTCACCCGTTCTCCGGTGGGCCGTCACCGCCATGCGCGCCGTCGTTTGCATCCCCCGCGCCGGCTGACTTTGCGTTTACGTCATGGGCGCGCTCGTGTTCGCTTGCGTGCGCCTTGGCGGCCGTGCTGGTGTCGAAGCATTGATGCACCAGGCGCCCGTCGAGCCAGAGGAGATAGCCGGGCTGGCCGTTGCTGAGCAGCTTGGCGACGTGGTGCCGGCCGTTGGTGATTGCATAGGGGCTGAGTCGGTGCCAGGGCTCTAGATCGCCCACGGCGACGGCTCGCGCCAGGTTCGGTTCTGGGCGATGTAGCTGATGTTCTGCGGTGTGCAGTTGTAATCGGCTGCAATGGCGGCGTACTTGTCACCCAGCGCGATGCGGGCGCGGATCTGGCGGGCGGCCACCAGCGTGAGCTTGGTGTCAGCCCGCCGCCGCTGGGCCGCGGTCACGCGCACGAGGATGTCGGCGCGGCGCGGCCTGCCTCCCACGGCCTTGTGCATGTACTGCGAGCGCGTCACGGCGCGCATGTGGGCCGGGTTGAGGCACGAGACGCAGCCACAGATCAACGAGACAAACCGGTCGGCCGGTATTTCGCCAATGGCCGCCACGTATAGCGGCCGCCGCACGCCGAAGCGCACGCCGGTGCCGTAGGCGATCGGGTAGCCCTTGTCGTTGTGGCTACGCTGGTACAGCCAACAGCCGCTGTCTTCGTCGATGAAACAGCAGAGCCGCACCCATTCGACGAACTCGGCAGGCGACAGGCCGTCGATCATGCAACGCTCCGGCGCTTGACCAGGCCGAGCGTGGCGCCGTGCTCGGCGCAGTAATAGTGGCCGCGCTCGTTCACGTAATAGGCGCGCGCCTCGCAGCGCGGCCCAGCGGGATCACGCAGGCCGTTCTTGTTCCATTCGCACTGGCCGTAATCCACCAGCGGCACGGCCTCGCCCTCGATCTCGTCTTCCCAGCGGCGCCCGTTGAGGAAGGAGGCCGGGTGCAGGATGAACTGCTTGCTGCTGCGCGTGATGCGCCAGCTATCGACGAACAACGGCAGGCGGCGCAGCACTTCAGCACGCTCCTGCGCATCGAGCCGGGCCCAGGCGCGCTGTGCGTCCATCTTGGCCACGCGCCGCGGGTAGAGTTGCCAAAAGGCGTCGAAGTTGTTGGCCGAAAGCTGCGGCCACGGGAATAGTGAAACGACTTTCGAACTCATGCGCCGTTACACCGTGCGCCAGATCGTGCGCAGCTCGTCATTGCAGGCGCTGGGCTGTGCTTCAGCAGAAGACTGCACCAGCCGCGCCGGACGCCCGCCGGTGTTGCGTATCAATTCACCATAGTGAACGTGGCCGCCCTGCACCAGCCGCCGCACTGTTTGTTCGGCGTCGCTGTAGGACAGCTGCAGGCTGGCCGCGAGTGCCGACACCGTGGTCGGCCCACTGCTTACCGTCCGCAATACCGCGAACGCCTTGACGCCCAGCGGGCGCCCCCGCTTGATGCTCGTCATAGTCCCGCCGCCTTGAGATCGTCAACCACATCCTTGACCACCGCACCCACCGTGTAGACCCCCACGATCGGGTGATCCTTGCTCAGCAATTCGTACAGGCGCTCGGCGCAGCTCACCAGTGCCGGTCGGCCGTGCTCTTCGATCACCGCGATGCGCGCGCCGGGAGTGATCAGGCGCCGTACCACCAGGTTGGCGAAGTCGTGCCGCATGGCTTCGGGTGACGGCGGGCGGCGGCGCAGTGGAACTGGATGCACCGGCCGGCATTCCTCGCCCGGTTGGTCTGCGTGCGCCGCTGGGATGCGCTGCCAGCGGGCGGTCATGGTGCGCGGTTTCCGCTGTGCTTCCGCTCAAGTTCCGCAACGTTTCCATTGCCGCGCGCCACCCGCTGGACCAAAGTGGAGCGATGCAACTCGCGTTCAACCCACTCGGCCACGATCTCACGCATGACGCTGGTGCGGCTGGCGCCAGGTATCGCCTGGGCAACGGCATCCATTACTGCAACGTGTTCGGCGAGCACGTCGCCACGCAGTTCAACGTAGGGATCACTCATCCGCGGGGCCATGTTGTTGTCTGTTGGACGTGCATGAGTCACGTGTCGCATGCAGATGGCGGGTTGATTCGAGCCGCAACGCGCCGGTACAAGGTGGGGTTGCGGTCGCGCAGGCGGTATTCCTGCAGCTCGGGGATGAACTCGCCCCACTGGCTCACCGCGCTGCGCGTGATGCCCAGCACCTGCGCCACCGCGACGTGTGTGCCCAGTATTTCGATTAAATCCGCTTTGCGAATGCTCATAGCGGATAGAAGGTTAACATGCTAACCGCAGAAAACGCAAGCATCCTCACCGCAGATTTACGGACAATCCCGCCCACCATGGGCGGGAACCTGAGTAAGCGATTGGCAGAGCTGCGGGAGCGGCAGGGAATGTCGCAAGCACACGTTGCGAAATTGATCGGCGTCACACGTTCGACGATCAGTCAGCTCGAAAGCGGCATGACCAAGGGACCCAAGCCGCAGCATCTGCTAGCCTTGGCGAAGGTCTTCAACACGACCGTCGACTATATCGTCCACGGCACGATGGCTACGCCGCGCGCCGCGGAAAACGGCACGACCATGCGAGAACCGGAAGCGGAGCCTTACATGGTGCCGCTTGTTTCGGATGAGGTTGAGCTGTTGAACTTTATTCGCATGAGAGGCACCGCCCCAGAGCAGCGTGCCGCCTTGGCACGCAAGGTGCTCGCAATCCTGCGCGCCATGCACGACTCACCGGGCGATGACGCGCGCCCCGCCAGGCATTGACAATGATCAAGTTTTTCTGGGTTATTACTTTGCTCTGCGCCATCCTCGCCGGCCTCGTGCTTGGCTTCACCGTCCTCGCAGCTGCCGGCGCCCCACAGCAAGCCGCTGGTGCGGCGATCGCGCTGGGGTTGGCCGTTATTCCCTACATCGCAACGCGCGCCATTCAGGAACTAGAGAAGTAGCGTTTTCACGTCACCGCGCCCTGACGGGCGCTTTTTTTCGCCTTGTTGCGTCAGTATGCTTGACAGCCGTTTCGGGTGCGGTTAGAGTGCTAACCGTCAACCGAAGGAGGCCCATGAACTACCAAGAGCAACGCGCCAGCGACCTCGCCTACACGCGGCTGATCGCGGCTGAACTGCGCCTGCGCTTCTTCCTTGCGCGCCTGCGCTTCGCAACGGGGCAGCGGTCATGACGAAACCCGATGACCGCTATGGATTGAACAGCCAGCTCGAGCGCGTCGTCAAGGCGGCGCGCGAGTGCAACGGCGCCGACTTCCTGCGCGATGCCGATGACCTGATCCCGGCCCGGCCCAATGTGTGGCTGGTGTTCGCGTGGCTCGCCATCGTCGCCGCACTGGTCATGCTGCTGGGCGGCTGCGGCGGCGGCATCGACACGATGGATGAATTCATGGGGCCGCCCGCGCCGTGCCCGGTCGACGTCACCGCATGCCATCCACAACCCACACCAGGTGCCAAATGACCGAAGACACCCACACCGCCGAACGCCAGGCCTGGCTGCGCGAACAGCAAGGCCATGGCCGCCGCATCGACCCACCGCGCGAGGTGCACATCCTGCACCGCAAGCGTTACGTCAACGCCGCGAACACCGACATCCGCAAGACCTTCGCGCGGGCGCGCAAGGCGCTGGAAACCGCGTGAACGTCGACACACCACTGGCCCACCGCCTGCTGCTGACCAGCGACCTCATGCTGTACCTGCAGTGCTATGCCGATGAGGCCACGCGCGCCGAACCGTCGCGCGCCATGCTCGAGGCGAATGCCAGCCGCATCCTGAAGCGCGCCGCGGAGTTGTATGCGCGCACGCTGCCGAGCGCTGAAGCCGTGCCATGACCGACCCGCAAGCCAAAGCCGTATCCGATGAATGGGACAAGAGGCCGAGAGCCATGAGGAGAGAAGGCATGAGTTACGTTTACATTCAAAGCGAACCGAGACTATGGACGGTCGGCTTCTACGATCCGGCTGGAAATTGGCACGCTGAAAGTGACCACGGAGATACAGGCTCTGCATCGGAGCGCGTGCACTATCTGAATGGGGGTGGCGTCAATTCGTCGCTTGATGAGGCCCTGAATTCTGGCGATGGAACGTATCGGCCATGACCACCGCAGACCGTATCGCACGGATAAAGGAACTGGCGGTCGCGTTTCTGGCGACTGAATGTAAGGGCAAGCCATGAAGGCGTGGCACGTTGACGATGGCGATTGCGAAGCTAATCTACTGATCTTCGCTGCCAGTCGCAACCGAGCGCGCTACATCGCGTTGACTCATGGCCTTTGGGAGTTCGACAGCTACCACCTGATACGAGCCCGCCGCGCAAAGAAGTGGGATGGACTATTTGAAGCCGAGAAGGTGATTGACACGAACGAGGATTTGCCGGCAGGGGCCGAGCCGTTCTATGCCGATGATGGCGAGTGGGGGAATGATGACTGAGCGCGAACAGTTCGAGGCGTTACCGCGCGACCTAAAGCTATTCGTTGTGCTAATGCTTGGCATTGATAACCACGACGAGGCCAAGGCATTGCTTGTGCAAATCATCCAAGCCGCCCGAGCAGCGCCAGCACGCGATCAGGAAGCGTTGATGGCGTTGAACATTGCGCGGTATATGCAAGAGCGTTTCTACCCGGAAGCAAAAGACTTTGAGCCACTTAATGATCTGATGGGATTGCTGACGCAGATCAGCAACATGGCCACAGGATTAGCCCGAGCAGCGCCAGCGCAGCCAGCAGGGGAGCGTTTTCTAGTTAAACGCAGATCGGAGCGGGAAAAGTGGGAGCGGTCGATGCACGACTCGCCTGACACTCTTAGCGCATGGGACCGCCAAGAAAATGAATACGCATGGGCCACGATTGAGAGGGAGCCATGACTGAACGCGAACAGTTCTCGTATCTCTGTAAAAATTGTGGTGAGCCCCACGTGGCACATACGCCCGCTGGCAGTTGCACGGCATCGTCAGAACAGCTATCTAAGTGGCAAGCCGCCCGAGCAGCGCCAGCGCAGGACGTAAAGATCCAAAGGATCGCACAGAGAAATTCAAACTTGAACAAACGTCCAACCTATCAAAAGCCAGCAGCACCGCCGGCGCCGCCCGGATCGCCATTTAGAGCAGCGCCAGCGCAGCCAGCAGGCAAGACCGCACTGGAACGCTTCAACGAGTTAAAGGTGGCACAAGATGAGTCCGATCCAGTCGAGCAGCTACGCGCCTTCTGTTCGCTCGCAATGACAGGGCAGGACTGGCTGGACGTGGAGCCGTTCTTTGATGCCGTGTTAGCCGCCCGAGCAGCGCAAGCGCAGCCGAGTAATGAATGGCTGAGCGAAGCACTCCGATGGCAAGCTGCCACAGCAGAGGCAGCGCATCTTCTAACAGATCGCGGCGGTGGGTATATTTTTATCGCACCAGACGGGACGACGATAGAGAGTAGTGACGCGCAGGACTTTGTGGCGCGCGTGCGGGCAGCGCTGAAGAATGCTGACCATAGCTGACGCCGCCCGCTTGCTCAAAGTCAGTGAGCGCACCATCCGCCGCGAGATTGCAGACGGTCAGCTGGTCGCGCTGCAGGTGCGCGGCGCAATCCGCATCGAGCCTACCGAGCTGGCGCGCTATATTGCAGCGGCTCGGGGGAGCGCATGTCCATCCGCAAAGTCGGCAACCGATGGCAAGTTCGACTGCGTGTTGGCGGTGGCCGACGCATTGAGCGCACGCTACCGCCAGGCGCCACCCGCAGCGACGCGCAAGCCCTCGAAAATTCGCTCCGGCGTGCGCAAATCGACCTTGCGGCTGGTCGCCGGCCCGCAACGCCCATAGACGCCATGCTCGATCGTTGGCTGGCCGAAGAAGTGCAGCACCAGAAAAGCGCCGCCCGCACTCGCCAGCGCGTCAACGTGCTGCGTGACTTCACCGCGGGCAAGACACTGGGCCAGCTGCCTGAGGTCGCCGGCCAGATCAAGACCGCCCAGGCAGCGCCTGCCACAATCAACCGATACCTGTCAGTCCTGCGCCGCATCGGTAACCTGGCCGAACAGTGGGGCCTGCTCGAGCGCGCGCCGCGCATCACGCTGCTGCCGGAACGCAACGAGCGGCACGTCTACCTGACCCCGGCCGAAGTGCAGCGCCTGGCGCGCCATTGCCCGGCCGAGGTGGGTGACATCATCCGCTTCGCCGCCCTGACCGGCCTGCGCCGCAGCGAACTGCTGCGCCTGCAACCCGCCGACGTGCGCAATGGTGTGATTTTGCTCGATGCGCGCACCAAGTCAGGCCGGGCGCGGATCATTCCCCTGCCGCCAGAAGCCGCCAGGATCGCGCAGGCGCGGCTGCCGTGGCGCGTCGATGTATGGGCCCTGCGCCGCGACTTTGAGGCCGCCAGGGTGGCAGCCGGCCTGCCGCATGTGCACTTTCATGATCTTCGGCACACCTACGCCAGCTGGCTGGTGCAATCCGGGCAGAGCATGAAAGCCGTGAAGGATCTGCTCGGCCATTCCACGATGGCGATGACCGACAGGTATGCTCACCTGGCCGCGCCCCACCTGGTCAAGGCTGTAAGCGGTCTAAGGATCAAAAAACGGAGGGCTGGTTGAAGTTTAAGACCAATTCGTGGCCGATCCCGAAGCCCGGCGCCGAAGTGCAGAAGTTTTCCGCAAAGTGCCGACGCTGCGGATCGGAGGCTATCACCCTACGATACGAATTCAATTACTACGGCGGCATGACCGGATACGATCAGAGCCTCGAATTTGTTTGTGATGCCTGCGGAGCCAGAGAACCCTTAAGCCTTTAGATTAGTGAACATGGGGAAAAGGCGGGGAAAAAATCTCTGAATTTCCACAGCATTACCACAGTGAAAAGCCGGGATGGCGGAACTGGTAGACGCACGGGACTCAAAAACTCGTGTCCAGTGCTGGCACAAGTCGGCCCCAGAGGCTAAATCGGACTAAACCGGCCTAAATTGCCTATACATGGGGCAAGGGTGGGGAAAAATTGAAGTCGGTCAGCGCTTGAAATTGAGCCCCGGCAGGCTTGAACCAGTCAGGCCGAGCAGGATGTTGATGACGAGGATGAGCGCCACCAGGCCCACCACCACGCGCAGCACCTTGTTGAACGGCTCGGGAATGCCCACGTAGCCGATAAACCACCAGATGACCCAGAAGATCAGGCCGAGGATCACCAGTTGAATCAATAGTTCGATCATGACGTTCTCCATGTCTGGACGAAAAAAAAGAGCCGCCCCAGCAGGCTTGCGCCCGCCGAGGCGTTCGGCTTACCACGACAGCAGGTGCACCGGCATAGGTTCCCACCCCATCACCGGCCACAGCACTCGGGCTGATATGCCCGCAGGTTTTCTGTAATCGTCAAGCTCGCGGGTCAAGGCTTCGATCTGGGCAGTGAGCGCGGCAACCAAGGCCGTCTGGTCAACCGGTGGGGCGCGATTGAGCGCCTGAATGGTCAGGCCAGACGGTTTGATGATCACGTACTGCCCGTCAACGAGGCGAACGGTGACCGTTGCTGGCTTGTAAATCGTAATGTCAGTCATACAGCCAGCGCAGGAACCGCCGCCACCATCGAGCGATCAGTCCGTAGGGCCTGTCGTCGAGACGGAGCCGTCGGCCGAGTGCGAGAAGTAATCGAGGCTCGGGGCGGTACCCGCCTTGACCTCGATGCCGTCTTTCGTGACCGCTTCCGGCCCCGTGTAGGCAGCGACGGCAGCGTCGAACTCGGCGCTCGTTGCGTACGATTGCAGCAGCGGCTCGCCACCGACCGGAGGAACTCCGGGCAGGCCCGCGCGCATCTTGTCTTCGACCGCTTGCGACTTCGCGAAGGCAGCGTCCACCTTGCCAGCGACAACAGCGTTGCCAGCTACCAGTGTTGCAACTTCCGCGCGAAGGGCGGCTTGTACACCATCCGCCGCGACGATGAACTCGATCAGCTGGTCGGCCAGCGTGCTCATGTCATCCAGGTTTTGGGCCAGGGCGTCTACTACGTCTTGTGTTGCCATTGAGAAACTCCTAAAGGGTTAAGGGCTAACGGCCTACGGTGGCGGCGCGCATCTTTGCTTCAACCGCTTCCGATCTGTTGAAAGCTTCCGTGACCTTCGCTGCCACTGCGGCATCGCCGGCCACCAGCTCTAGAACTTGCTGCTTCAAACTGTCTCGCTCGATGCGCAGGGCCGCTAGTTCCGCTCTGCTATCGAGGATCTGAAACAGCTCCGTGAGGGTAATTTTCATGTCATTTCGTACCTCCTTTTTGCGCTCAATGGATGAGCGCCGGTCCGGTCTTGCTCATTGCTGCACCTCAGGTGCACTGCACGTCTGGTGCAGGCTTATTGCGTATTTCTGACAGGCGCCGAGCTGCTCGGCGACGCCGTCGGCTTCGGCTCCGAGCCGGACAAGAAACTCTCGATGCGGCTCAGATAGCTGCTCGGGGCCGGCTTCATAATCTCGGCAGGGGGCGGGGGCAGCGCTGGCCGGGGCGAGGGCACGTACACGGGTGGCACCGCGCACCCGCTCAAGAGCAGCAGCAAGGGCATCATCTTTCGCATGGAGTCGCTCCTGTAGGTGGGCGACGATGGCGTCGCGCTCGGTGACGTGCTGTGCTTTCTCGGCCTCGCGCTGCTGCATGGCGAGCGCGCTGGCGGCGGCGTGCGCGGCCTGCAGCGCTTCGAGCCGCGGCTTCCACACGGCGATCGCGTCGCTGCGTCCGCGACCGTAGGCTATGGCGAGCACGGCCACGACGATGGCGACGATGGCGAGCGGCTTCCAGTATTGCGCAATGAACCCGCCGGCGAGCTTGGCGACACCGAACAACGGCAGCAGCGGCAACGGCATCAGTCCGCCCCGCCGAGGCGTAGGCTCAGGATTGGGCGCGCATCCATGTTGATGGAGCGGAACGGCACCGGCTCCATGCCGACCGCCGCGCGGCGCGCGTTTTCGTGGATCTCGTTGTAAATCGGCGTGACGCGGTAGCCGAACAGCAGGTGACACCAGCCGAAGTCGATGGCGCGTTCGCTGTAGCCGTCGACCACGGTGTAGCGGCTGCGGCCATCGAGCCCACGCCAGCATCTGCAGTCGTCGTAGGTGGTCAGGTCGCGGAAGTGCGCCGGCTTGAGCGCGTAGGCGAGCCCGTAAGCACGATTACGCACGCCGAGCCACCACCAGTCAGCCACGCGCGCCCCGAAGCGGCGATGCAGGCCGCGCATCTTGGGCTCGTACAGGCCATGCGGGCTGGCGGGGTCGTCGGGCGTGTTGAACCAGCCAGCGCGATAGAAGATGCACACCAGCGGCGCGGCGAGCTTGACCAGCTCGAGCAGCACCAGCCGTGCGGCCAGCGGCAGTCGGTCCATAGTGCCTACCCCAGGTTGGTTTCAGCGACGAAGCGGTTGAACAGCGCCAGCATGTCGGGATCATCGGCCAGCACCTGGCGGATGCCGTCGTTGAAATCCGCCTGCTCGGCATTGCGCCGATTGACCAGCCCCGCCACCGGTTCACCGCCGGCATTGACCCAGCGGTCGAACTCGATCTGCGCCTCGATGTAGCGGCCCTCGTTGAGCATGCGCGCCAGCGTGCTGCGCTTGAACGCCGCGCCGCCGATGTTGTAAGCCAGGCTCACCAGCGCGTCGAACATCGGCTGATTCAGTGGCACCGCGGGCAGTGCCCCGAGCACGGCCTGCTCGAACTCGCTCACCTTGTAGCGCAGCCAGGCTTCGGCCTCGGCCAGCGTGGCCAGGTCATCCCAGCGCACATGGCGGCCGTCGGGGTAGGTGGTGGTGCCGTAGCCGATAGTCCACTTGCCGACGCTGTCGCGGTAGGCGCGCAGGCGCAATGCCTCGCGGTCGCGGATGCGCTGCAGTCCGGCCTCGGAAATCTTCATGGCGTGGGGACGATCACAATCACCAGCAGAATGCCCAGCACCATCAGCCAGGCGACCACCCCGGCGATCACTTCCAGCTCGTCGTCATCCATGGGCGCCCTACTTCTTGTTCGTCCTGGTGGTTGTTTCCAACGTCGCCGTGGTGGTCGATTCGCCCGCCTTGTTGGCGGCGCGATCGCGGAATAATTGAACGCCACCAATAACGGCGAGATTCGCGGTGGCCACGGCGAGTTGTTCCCATGGCACCAGAGGGGGTCCTGGCCACTGGCGCCCGGAAAATTCAGTCATCAAGGTCGTGCCCCAAAACAGCAGGGGCCAGCCAATCACGTCATAGGCATAGCCGTAGACAACCACCCACGCAAAAACGCGCTTCCACTCATCTGACGCGAACATCTTGCCGAGGTTCATGGATTAACGCCCTCTCAGTCCGTTCAGCGTCAAGGTGTTGTGATCACGCAGGAAGCGGTTGATCTCGTCGATCTTGCCGTTGATGTTGTCCAGCTTGTTGTCGCACTTCAGGCGGTCTATGCCTGCGTCCTGGATCAGGTCCGAGATGCGGGTGAACACCAATTCGTCATTCTTGGTGTTGTTGGCGATTGCGGAGTCCAACTGGTAGTACGCCTTCCATCCGACACCGACCGCCCCGGCAATGACCAGAAAGTTGATGATCAGCCACTTGGCAGCCTTGGCGACCAGTCGCTCTTCGACTCGTTCGGCGATCTCTTCAATGAGCTTGTGATGCGATGACTCATGGGTGATAACAGTTTCGACAGTCTTGGTGTCGGTAGTAGTTTCCATGTCATCTCACGGTCCGGGCGCGGGCGCTCATAACGTTCACCTCAGGTTTGCACGAAGGGCAGCAATCTTGTCGTCGATGTCTTCGAGGCGCTTTTTCAGTTCGGCCGGCGTGCCACCGCGGCCAATGGTCTGTTCGCGGATCGCGCGGGCCTGCGACTTTTCCAGAGCATCGATCTCGGTCATCACGTAGCGGCGCAGGTATTGCGCAATTTCCTCAGTGGTGAAGTCGCTCATTTGCGAATGCCCTGCAGGTTGAGCTGCGTGTCTTTCCAGTAGATCGTCGTGCTGGTCGTGCCCGGCGCGAAGCGCGCGCCAAAGAACTCGACGGCCGCCGACAGCGCCTGCCCGGCCGGAACGATTACGGAGAACGTGCCGGCGAACAGCGCCCGCGTCGGCGTGCCCTCGTTGGTAAAGAAGATGTCGACCCCGGTGGGCACCGTGGTCACGCCATTGAGCACGGTCTTGAGGCGCACCCCGCCGGCCTGCAGACCGGTATTACCCCAGCTCGCCAGGCAGGAGTAGGTCACCACCACGAACACTGACGCCGGCGTCGTGTTGGTGTAGGTCACCGTCGCCGGGCTGTGCGTGAAGTTCGGCGTGAGCGCCGGGTTGTTGTTGACCCAGCCGGTTGATGAATTTGCCGGCCGGCTGTCGGTCACATCGGTCACCGATCCCGGTGTCAGGATGCCGCCGTCGATGGTGTTGATGCTGTCGTCCAGCCACGGCGTGGCCGTCTCGCGCGTGACGCCGTCGGGCGCGAGGCACGCCAGCGCTTGACTCCAGAATGCAAAGCTTTCACTCTGCCCGCTGGTGGTCGGTGACTTGATGAGGAGGATCTCTGCGTAGGCCGTGTTCGCCGGCGCCGTACCCGTGCGCCATAGGCGCGCTTCGGTCTGCGGGGTGTGCGGGTCACCGATGACGCCCGTGTCGGCATCCACCGCATCTGGCCCGCCCATCGCATCGGACAGGTAGCCCAGGCCGGCGTCCACCCAGCGCAGGTAGAACGCCACCTGGCAGCGGTGCACGCTGACATAGACGCTGGCCTCGAGCGCCACCCCTGCCTGGATCGGAATGCGCTGGTACAACAGCGCAAAACCGCTGGCCGTCGGCGTGCCCTCCTGGGTCCACGCGCCACCATTGCCGAGGTTCCAGTAGGCATAGTTGCGGCCGTACTGGAACGTGCCGAGATGCGAAAACGCGGTCCAGTGCCGCAGCGCCCGCGCGTCGGGGTAGCCGCTCGAACCGTAGCCCAGGTCCTGCGTGAAATTTGAATTCAACAGTAGATTGGTGATGACCCCAACCCGCCCAATGCAGGTGTGGGCCCACATCGGCGTCCACAAACTGACGAACCCGGCGCTGTTCTTGGCGCGCACACGGATCAGGTAGTTCTGGCTGTCGAACGCCGGGTCGATCCAGATCTCAGTGGCACTGCCGTCGGCTTCTATCAGCGACCAGTCGTCAGTCCAGTCGCCGCGCCTGTAATGCAGCTGCAGCTTGCCGCCACGCTGAACGTATTCATCGTCGGGCGGCGTCACCGCCACGCGAATGCGCGCCACGAAGGTGCCGTCGCCGGCCTTGTACAACCACTGCGCGCTGGTGATGCCGGTGATGGTCGGCGCCGCCACCGTGCCGGGGCTCGGCAGCGTGGTATTGGCCGCGCCGGTCAGGATGCTGGCTTCGCCGAGGTTCCAGTCATAGATGCCGTTAGGCTCCTCGCGCAGCAGAAAGCTCATGCCGCCTTCGACACTGAAGCCGCGCTGCTGGATGCGGAATGGCTTGGCGCTGAAGCCGTAGCGCGCCAGCGTCACGCTGACCATGTCGCCCACCTGCCAGGTGTAGGTGCTGAAGTTGCACGCCACCTGCAGCGTCAACTGCTCGCGTGCGCGGTAGACGGCGATTTTCGCCAGCCGCTGCGCGCGCGAAACATCCGTCACCTGCGGCAGCGTCAGGCTGGTGGTGAGCGGCGCCCCGCCGTCCTCGGTGATGAACGTGGCGCTCGACCAGACCGGGAACTGGTCTTCGATCCAGCCGCCGTCGGCATTGAAGTAGGTGCCCTTGGCGCCGTTGATCAGGTCGCGCCGCGTGTTGAACGGCACGATCCGCACCGCGCCCGCGCCCGATAGCTTGTTCTCGTCCAGCGTGAGGGCCGGGGCGGTGTAGGCGCCCGCGCGAATGCGCCACTTGCCCTGCGAATAGTTGATCGAGCCGCCCATCGACTGGGCGAACAGTTCCAGATTGCTGAGCCGGTCGTCGCCGGTGCTGACCGCGCCATCAAACGCGTAGCGGTCCTGGTAGGTGGGCGTGGCGGTAAGCTGCACGTCCTCGTCGCAGATATTGGCGGCGGCGATGGTGGCGGTATCGTCAATGCGCCCACTGGCGGCGTTGACACCGTACTGAAACGTCAGGTAATCGCGCGCGCACAGCGCGGCGTTGCTGGTCCAGACGGTGGTGCTAGTGCGCGGGTCATAGCACTTGCGCCCGCGCACTACGGCCTTGATGTTCGGGATGCCGGCTTCCCAGATGTTCTCCGCGTAGGTCAGGCGCACGATCAGTGCCGCCATGTCCTGGCACTTGTCGGCCGAGGTCCAGCTCGGCGCGCCCAGTGCCGCCATGGTCGACGACAGATCCTGCCCGGTGGCGCCGGTGTAGCGCCCGACCCACGCGTAACTGGCGCTGACGGCGTACTCGTAAGTGATCTGCACCGTGTGCCCGGCGAAGGTGGACGCGAACGTCACCACGTTGCCGGCCACGGTGTAATCGGTGCCGGCGTTCAGCAGCGGCGGGCTGCCGCTGTCGCCGCCGCCCCACACCACATTGCTGGCGCCGTCCTGGATGCCGCGGATCGCCGTCGGCGTGTGCGGCAGCGTCACCTGGTACGGCGCGCCTGGCACGGCAACCTGGTGCACATACGGGTCCTGGCCGCTGAGGTAGTACGGCGCATTGGTCACGCTGCCACTGCCGTCGAGCGTCAGCGCAATGTCGTTGAAGTACACCGTCTCGATCGCGTCGACCTCGCCGTGGGCGAGCGCGATCACCATCAGCAGGTTTTCCTTGCGGCTGCCGGTGGTTTCGGCGTAGATCAGCTGGCCGCCGACGCAGGTGCGGCCGTACAGCAGCGGGCGCGGGTTGACGCCGCCCTTGAGCGTGACCATCTGGTCGCGCAGCGAGCGGTTGTATTCGTCAATCGCGCGGCGCTTGGCGCGGCGCTGCTGGCTTTGCGAGACGGCGATCGACGCCGCCACCACCCCCACCTGGACCACGGTGGCGATGGTTCCGGCGAGGGCCGCCTCAACCCCGGCGGCAATCAGCAGCTCAGCCATCAGACCCGCCAGGCGGCCGTGGCGTGGTACATCGGCACCAGCTCGAGCCCCGTGGTGCCGGGGCCGGCGGCGGCATCGCCGACGCACAGCGCCAGGCACTCGCGCCGGTTGATCTCGACCAGCACCACGTCACCGCGCTGCGCGAACGCCGGCTGAATGCGTGGCAGCTCGCCCCAGCCTTCCACCAGGTCGGTCAGCGAACCGCCGTGGATGATGCGGGCGGCCTCGGCCGCGGTGCTGTAGCCTAGCGCAGCGGCCAGGTCTTCGCGTGGCGCCAGGTCTTCGCGCACAGTTTCAACCCAGCCGATGGCGAACTGGGCGCAATCGTGCAGGCCCCAGGCGAAGCGCGTGCTGCGGTGCCGTTCGACATAGACCTCGAGCAATAGGGTCCAGTCGGCGCGGCGCAGGCCGGAACCGTTGAGCTTCATGCGGTCACCGGCGGAAGAATTCAGCGGCGGGCCAGACGATCGGCCGGTCGTTCAGTTGCTTGGCAAAGCGCAGGCCGGTGTCACCGGGGTGCAGCTTCTGCTGGTCCTCGTCGGTCCAGTACAGCGGCGACGGCCGGGCGAAGTCGTAAAGTTCGTTCTCGGCCGTGACGCGAATGGTGGACTTGGCACCGTCATCGACCACCGCCATCGTGTCGAGCAGGCCCGACCATTCCAGCACCGGATCGGCCAGTACGGCGTGGCTCGGCAGGTCGAGAAAACCGACGTAGACGTTGACGATGCGGCGCTGGTAGTTCTCACCCAGCGCCAGCGCGATGTGCGACGACGGCACGCCGGAGAGCACGAACGCCAGCCCGGTGACCTCACCGCCCTCGCCTTCCTTGACTTCCTCGATCGCGCCGAGCTGGCCCACGCCCTGCCAGACGTTGCCGCTGTAGGTAACGTCATAGCCGGCGCTGCAGGTGCGCAGCGTGCCGCTGTCGAACAGCAACTCGACGAACGTGAGCATGCCGACATTGCCCTGCGTGATGGCGCTGTCGACCGCGCCAGTGACGGAGCGGGTCATGAGAAATCTTCCACGCCGTCGAGCGTGACGTCACCGTAACGCGGCGCGCTGTGCGCCATGCGCCACGGGTCTTCGGTGCGGATGAACTTGGCGGTCGGTTTGTTCCACGTGACTGCGGCGCCACCGCTGGCTGCCGCGCGGAACGGCGGCTCGACCGTAAGCGCAATCACGCCGCTGCCGTTGGCGGTGGCATCGGCGGTGATGAGCTTAAGTTCGCCGTTGATGGAAAGCTTGTCGCCCTTCAGCAGCGTGGTGCCCGCCTGGCCGGCGCCGCCGGTGACGGAGCACGTCACCGCCCCCGCGGTGATCGAGCCCGATACGGTCAACGTACCGCGCATGGTGCCGCGCGGCGTCGGGTTGATGACGTCGTGCAGCGTGTAGCGGTTGGCGCGGCCGCGCAGCTGCGCAAAGAACGTATTCATCAGGTGCCGTTCATCGACCGACAACCCCTCCAGCCGCAGCGAATGGGCCCAGCGGCTGCCGGGCATTTCCACCGTCTGGATGGCGCCACTGAGCGGCGAGGCGTGCGTGAACGTCATCGGGATCTGGCCGAACTCCCACTGCGTGTAGGGCAGCAGGCGACTGAAGGTGGGGAAGACGATGGTGCTCATCCGATCACCCCAGAGCCGCCGCGCAGCGTGCTGTCAACGCTGGCGGCAATGCCAGCGGATACGCCCTGCTCGACATACGACGTGATCAGCGCGCGGTCGGTGGCGCCGTCGATGTACACATTGATCGGGGCCGACATCGCCGCGCCCATGCCCGTACCGACCCCGGTACTGACGCCGAAGCCGGTACCCATGCCGGCGCCGCCGGCGAAGGCCGTGGCACCGCCGCTGCCGCTCGCCGCGCCGGCCAGGCCGAGCAGGGCGCCGAAGAAGCTGGTCCCGCCGCTGCCGCCGCTGCTGGATCCGCCCTTGAACAATTTGCCGATCTCTTCGGCCAGCGGCTTCAGGATCAGCAACTGCGTAATCATCTTTAGGATGTCCTGGCCGAGCGCCTTGAACACGTCGCCCGCCTTGCCGCCGGTGGTGATCAGCTCACCCAGTGAGCTGGAGATCTGCAGCCCGAGTTGATCGGCCAGCTCGCCCTGCTTTTCAAGCTCGTTGTTCACGCCCTGCGTGACGCCGAAGATCGAGGCTTCGGCAATGGCGATCTCTTCGCGGCTGGCCGCGATCTCGCCCGACTTCATCTTGTTCAGCAGGTCGATGCGGCGCTGGATCTCGCCCTCGCTGGTGCGGCCGGTCATCTGGTCAACCAGGTCCTGCTGGCGGCGCGCCGCTTCTTCGGCATCGCGCTCGATCTCGTCCTGCGCGCGGGCACGGTTGGCGCGAATGCGCGCAATGTCGGCGAACTCCTTGGCGTAGGCGTTGCTCGACTCGTTGGTCGCCTTGGCTTTCTTGCTGCTCGCGCGCGCCGCGGCCTCGTCGGCGGCGGCCTTGTCGCGCACCGACTGCGCGCCCTGCAGCGCGGCGCGGCCCTCGTTGCTGTAGGCGCCCGCACCAAGGGCCAGCGCATCGCGCAGCTGCTTCTGCTTGACGGCTGCCGCGTCCACCTGGCGCGTGTACTCGCGGAACGCCGCGCCGAAGTTGCCGAGCGGAAAGGTATTGAACTCGTCACGTATCTTGCCGAGGTCCAGCCGGCCGAGCACCGCGATGACGTCATTGATCGCCGGGATCAAAACTCCAGACGCCTGGAACTTGATCCGCTCCCAGGTCTGCCCCAGCGCGTCGAACTCGGCCGTCAGTCGTCGGGATTCTTCCACTGTCTTGGCGGTCAGCCCGGTAAAGCGGTCGAGCGCATCGGCGCCGCCGTTGAGCATCGGTATCAGCGCGGCGCCGGCCTTGCCGAACAGATCCACCGCCAGCGCGGCCTTGGCGGGGCCATCCTGCAGTTTCGCGAACTCGTCGGCCAGCGCGCGCAGTACCTGGCGGGAGTCGCCCGCCTTGACGGCGGCGTCCAGCGCCGCGCTGCCGAACGCGCTGAACAATGCGGCGGCCTTGGGGTCGCCCGCCGCCGCCTGGCTGATGTTGACGTTGAGCTTGGTCAGCGCCGTGTTGAGTTTTTCAACGCCGACGCCGGCCTCGGTTCCGGCCTGGCGAAAAGACGCCAGGTCCATCGCGGTGGTGCCCAGCGCCTGCGCCTCTTCATCGAGGTCGTCGATCGCCTTGGTCAGGTTGACGATGCCGCCAATGATGGCTCCGCCCGCCAGGCTGACCCACAGCGACTGCGCCCGCAGCAACGGCGCCTGCAGACGCGTGAACGTGCTCTCGAGCTTGTCGGCGCTGCTGCCGATCTGCCGCATCACGGCGCTGGCGCGGTCCTGCGCGGTGAAGATGGCGTCGATGCGTGTGGCCATGGTTCAGCGGGTCCGGTTCAGTTCGTTGCGGATCAGTTCGAGCAGAAGCAGCAAGGCTTCCCAGTCGTCAATGCCATGCACGGCGTCATAGAGCGGCAGCACGGACGGCGCCCAGCCGTCGCAGAAGCGCCAGCAGTGCACGGCGCGCACGACTTCGGGCAGCAGCGCACCGGGCCGCTCGAACACGCCGCCGAGGCCGAGCTTTTCAGCTTCGCGCACCTCATCCTGGCCGAGCTGCCAGTCGAGGTGCGCCTTCAGTTTCCCGCCTGCTCCTCGAGCGCCTTGCGGCGCGCGGCGATGCGGTCGGCCAGCGCTTCCATCAGTGCGCTTTCCCAGTCCGGGCGCTGGTTGAACAGCAGCTCCACCGACTCGGGCGTAAAGGCCAGCGGCTCGTCCGGCAGGTCAGCGTCGTCGACCTTGAGGTCGCGGACGCTCACCTGCTGCCAGCCGCGCAGGCTGGTAGCAAGCATCTGGCGCTGCATGCGCGGAAAGTGTTTCTGCTCCGCGCTGATGCAGTCGATCGCGAACTGGGTCGGCAGCACCAGGTCGAAACGGTGGCCGGCCAGTTCGTGGCTAAAACGCCGCGACCTTTCGATCGCGGTGCGCAGCTCGTCGGGGCTCATGCGTTAGGTCGAGTACGGCGTGACCATCGGCACCGCCAGCGAAACGCTGACACGGCGGGCGACGTTGCTGTTGCCCTGGAAGTCGGGCGACACCCCCATCGAGAACCGCCCGGCGCCATACCACTTGGCACCGGTGCGCGCGACCATCGAGAACGGCGTCACCACCTTGGACGATGACAGCGACTCCAGCAGCACCTGCCCGGCCGAGGAGATGTCGTCATGGATGGTGAACTCGAGACGGCCCGGCGCGCGGCCGATCGGCTCTTCGATCTGGTCATCCTGGTCCAGGTACTGGAATGTGTTGTATTGCTGCTCGCCACCGCTGGAGGCAAACGAGCCATTGAGGATCTGGCCGATCGGGGTCCAGGTGGTGATCTCGCGCACCGTGCCAGCGCCGGAGCCGGTGGGGTAATCACTGGTGTTGGCGCTGTCGAGGTTTTCCAGCGTGATGTCGTTGGTGGCGACGTTGCTGGCGCGCGCCACGCGGCCGGCAATCTTGGGCCAGCCCGAGGTGACGATCTGCAGTATGTCACTGACGATGATGCCGTGCGCGGCCTCCAGCGTGGCGATCGCGCTGGTGGCATTGGTAATGGCGCTCATGCTCTTGGTGGCCCCGAATGCCGACGCGATCGAGATCACCAGACCGTTTACTGGTGTACGTGCCATTTATTGCTCCTGATGATGGTGATGCGGGGCCGCTCAGTCGAGCAGCGTGTCTGGCGAGGTCGCCAAGGTGAAAAACGATCTGACGACGAAGCTGACGCTGCGCCGTGCCACAGGTTGGTCGCCATCGCCAGAGACGATGGCCGGTTCAAAGCTGAGCGGCACCACTTCGACACTGCGCCCGCCGATGGTGGCGAGTGCACAGTAGGCGGCCTGCAGTTCGGTGGTGATCTGGTCCAGCAGCGCCATCAGGTCGCCGGTGCCCTTGACGATGGCAGTGACGTTGACGGCCACATCCCAGCGCAGCACTACCGGCACGTCGAGCTGTTCGACCACCGGGTCGGCCGAGGTGGTCACGATCAGGGCCGGCAGCTGGTCGGCCTGCCACGGGTACGGCTCCTGCACGTAGACGTGCGTGCCGGTAGTGGGCAGGCCGGTCAACGCGGTGACCGTGGCGTCACGCACGATCTGCAGCACGTGCGGCATTTACTGTTTCTCCAGCCGCAGCAGCGTGACGCCGGTGCCGTCTGGCTGGGCGTCGATGATGCGATAGTTGACGACGTTGCGCACCAGCGTGGTGGTGTTGACGGTGTAGGCCGGCAGGTCGAGATCGAAGCCGAGCGCGGCGGGGCCGGTGGTGGCCACGCCGAGCGCATCGACATAGGCGTCATAAAAGATGACCCGCGCCGGCGCGGGGCCGATGGTCACGTCCTCGCCAAAGTCAGCCAGGAACGCGGCGCGGTTCTCAGTGAACATCAGTCGACGTACTTCGGATGCGCGTGCAGCGTGACGCCGACGATCGACGGCCCGGTGGCGATGGTGCCGACATAGCGCAGGAACGGCTTGGACAATGAGCCGGCCGGCACCGTGATTTTCTGCACGTTGGGCGCGTCGTTCGACGTGGTGACCTGCCCGAACAGCGCGCCGGAGATGTCCGCGGCGCCGGTACCGCCGGAGTCGTCACACTCCTGCAGCTTGCCGTCGATCGTGCCGGTGATGGTGCCGACCACCTGGGTCACCATCAGGTCACCCTCGTACTTGAGGATGCTGACCGCGGTGCCGGTGGCGGCGGCGGTGTTGGCCGCGCTGGCGGCCGTGAGCAGGCTGACAAGTTCGCAGGCCTGCGCTTGGTTGGCGAGCATGGGTTACTCCTTTGCGGCGCGGCGGCTGGGCTTGGCGCCCTTCACCAGTCCGCTCGTTGATTCGGTTGTCATGGGACCAGTGACAGCCGGCACGGGGCCGACCGCCACTGCCTTGCCCATCTGGATCAGTTCAAGAGCCCACGCGTCGGCGAGCTCCAGCACTGAACCGGGCTCCTGGCGCGCGCCCCCCTTGATGAGGAACGCGCGCAAGACCCGGAGCTTCATTACGTGATCGACGACGCCACGCTGAACGCCCCGGCGTAACGTACGCCGACGTCCATCGTGTACATCGCGCGGAAACCGACCACGCCCATCGGGAAGTTGGCCGCCTCGTTGACCGCAATCTCGAGCACGCCCCATTCGCCGATCACCACCTGGCTCCAGTCGCCGAAGATCATGACGTCGGCGCTGATCTGGTTCGACGACATCGAGGGGAAACCGGCCATGCGGCCCTCCCACAGGTTGCCTTCCCACAGTGGCGTGTCGGTGTTGGTGAAGCGCGAACGGGCCATCAGCTTGGCCGCTACCGCCGGCGTCGTGACGTAGCCGCCCGCGTTCGGGCGCACATTGGCCCCCGCGACATCGCTCTGGAATTCGAGGATGTCGGCATAGTCCATCGAGGTGCCGGTGACCGAACCGACGCCGCCGGTGCCGACGATGCCCTGCGGCTGGCCGGAACCGCCCGAGCCGTGGGCCACCGCGAGATCGCCAGCGCGCGCGACTTGCGCGGCCAGGTCACCCGTGACGATGCCCTCGGCCGCCGGGCTCGATTGCAGCAGCAGCTGGCGGCTGACTTCGACATACGCGCCGACGGTCTTGGGCGTGAGCGCCAACTGGCCGAACGTGAGCGCACCCTCGGTGATGGCGGTGGCCTCGTTCGCCAGCCAGTAGGCGGTGGCGCCGGCCGTTTGCTTGGGAATGGTCGGGTTGCCGACCAGTCCCGGCATGCGGGTGGCGCCCATGCGCATGGCAACCATCTGGTTGCGCAGCAGCTCGATGAACGACATATTGTCGGTGGCCACCAGGTAGCCGCCGCCGGAGGCCGAGGCCGCCGTCTGGTCGCGTTGTTGCATCGGCAACTGGCGTTCCTGCACGTCGAGCGGCACGAAAAAGCCCTTGCTGTTGTGCATGCGCTGCGTGCGGTTGGCGATCTCACGCGAGGCTTCCATCTCGAGGCCGGCGTGCTTCCAGTCGCCCGACAGCACGGCGTTCATCGCGCGCCACAGTGAGTAGCGCTGCAGGTCACGGCTCGGCAGGTCAAGGAAGGTCGCGGCCGACTTGCTGTTCTCCTGGCGGATCTTCAGCAGGTCGTCGGCGATCGCGTCCCAGTCTTTGCCGGAGCGGATCCAGTGCTCGATCGTGCGCTGGTCACTGATGCTCGACGCGCGCGCGAACTTTTCGATCGCTTCGCGGCGGCGCTTGGCTTCGCCGGCCGGGTCGATCTGGTTGTAGTCGATGTCATTCGACCGGGTTTGAACGTCCGCGTTTGCGCCCGCGGCGGCTTGTTGCTCGCTCATTGCTGAGACTCCTGGAGAAGCGGCGGGAGCCGCGGGGTGAAGTTCTTGCTGCTCGGTTTCGATCTCGAACTCTGGCGCAGCGTCCATAGCCCGAAAAAATCCAGCGTTGATGTCGGCCGGCTCGGCGACCAGCGCCGTGTGCGTGGGCATCCACCGGGTGGTGACCAGTACGCCGTCATTACGCAGCCGGCCCTTGATACGGGCATATCCGACACTGACCGAGCGAATCACCCGGTTGAGCACGTCCTGCTTGTAGTCGGAAGCCTCGCGCCGCGAGCCGAAGCGCGCCACGCCGCGCAGCTGGCCGCCGACGGTGGTGAGGTTTTCGACAACGCCGATGTTGACCTGGCCGGCACGGTGCGAGGCGATGATCGGCAGCGGCGCGCGCGACAGATCGACCGCCTCGGGCGTGTGCAACAGCATCTCGGGCCCGTCGGGCATGTTGACGATTACGTCGGTCGACACCACCACCGGAATGGTGTCGTCGCTGGCGCGGGCTTCGAGGTCGAAGACCAGCGTGCGCGTTTGTGTGTTCGTTCGCGTCATGCGCGACCCTCCAAAGAAAACGGCCCGCGGGCGTGAACCCGGCGGGCCGTGGCTGTGTTCGGTGACTGCCTACGACGTCATCATGGCGATGACTTCTTCATCCTGCACACGACGGCGCGCGCGTGCCGCTGCTAACGGCAGCGCGCGGTCCTCGTAATAGGTGACACGACCGCCGCCGCGCTTCACCACGCTCGGCGGCGCCTCACCGTCGCTCAGCGCACCAGCGGCACCCAGGCTGACCGCTGCCGACGCCGCGATCCAGCCAATCGCGCCGGCCGTTCCAGAGGCGTCGAGGCGGATTGTTGCGGATGCAACAGCCGCATTCGGATCTGATTCGCCGGCCAGTCCGAACCATGCGCCCGCCCATTGGCCGAGCCATTGGCCGAGCGATGACATGGCCTATTCCCCGTCGAGCGCGTCAATCGTCCGCGTGCCGGCGCTGTAGGTGCCGTCAATGCGCAGGGTGGCTCCATCCAGCCCGGTGAACTGCGGATTCGATCCCTCCAGCCCGGTGGCCGACCCCGCAGCGTGGGCCGCCAGGATCCGCAGGATCGATTCAGCCGTGAAGCCGGCCTCGATCGCACGCTGCCAGACCGCGTTGGCCAGCGATACCGGCGACAACTCATCGCCGAAATCGGTGGTTGCGACCATGCTGCCTATCGCATACGGAACCACCGAACCGCTGATCGTCAGCACGCCGGCCGCAGAAAAATGCCCTTGTGCCGCTGCAGTACCCGTCCCTGAAATCGTGATCGAACCGCTGGCATTGCCGACAATGCCGGCGAAGATGTCAGCCGTGCCGCTGATGCTGATGGTTCCGCTACCGACCCCGCCGGCGATCAGTCCGCCAACCGCCACCCCGTTGATGGTGATGGTGGCGGCAGCACTTCCGCCCAACCCCTTCGCGCCGATCGCCAGCCCTGACAGCGTCAGGTAGCCCTCGTTGCGTGAGGTGATGGCCCCGGCCTTCTGCGGCAGCATCCACGCCACCGGGTGCCGGTAGCCGTTCGGCAGGCCCGACTTATCGGTGACATCGGTAATGTGATGCCAGCCGTTCTGCCAGTTGCGCTTGGCCCCGCCGCCGTCCAGCGTGGACCCGCGTCCGTACTGCCCGGTTGCTGACAAATATCGGTTTGTGTTCCGGTACAGCAGTGCGCCGTTGCAGATCAACGCCACGTCAGTTCCAGGCGTAGTCAGCGGTAACGATCAGTGGCGATGCGTTCGTCGTCGCGCCGGTCTGGAATATCAGGAACCGCAGGCAAGCCCCGTCGGGGATCTTCGGCAGGCTCGGAAGTTGATTGACGAAATCCCGTTCGGTCAGGATGCCCGATGCCGGGATCGGCAGTTGCCACAGCGGCTTGACCAGGTGCAGCACCAGCGCACCGGAGCCGGTATAGGCGGTACCGCCCGAAAACGTGAATGCTTCCAGATCGCGGATGCCATAGTCGCCCACCAGCAGCGGCAGGAATGGCGCGTACCGCGTGGCCGCATTGCCTGAATGCGGAATCATGCCCGTCACTGCACCCGCCGCAGCGGCCATACCGACCGCGACCGTCACGTTCTGCGCGGTGTTGCCATCCTGGTCGGTGTACTTGAACGAGGTCAGGTTCGGGCCGCCAGTCGATGGGGCGACTTCGGACGAAAAGTACGCCCGCAGTCCTTTGCCATCCGGCCAGCGCGAGCCGCTGTTCAATGCCGTCATCGTGATGGTGCGTTCCGATGTACTCGTCACGTCCGCGCCGGTGATCGGGACATAGCCGACCTGATCGACGCACATCAGAATCCACGGCGCTCCGGCCGCCGCGAACACGGACGCACTGGCGCTGAGGAAATGCTTGGTCGCCGTGCTGACGTTGCCGCCGTGATAGACCGCGCCCTCCCCCCATGTGTCATCCGTAGCCACGAACGTTAGCGATGTGCCGGCGTAAGTGTTGGCCGGAACTGAACCGGTTGCCGTGCCCAAGTCGGTCCACGTTCCCGCTACGCCGGCAACGGCGGTGACCTTGTTGTAATCGATCCGGCCGATTTTCCCGCCGGTCGTGATCTGTGTGATCAGGTCGTCCTGCGAACTGAAGCCAGCCATGCGCTACCTCCAAACCGTTTCGATTGTGCCGACCAGCGGGGACGAAGCCAGCGAGCCAGCGACGCCCTGCCCCAGCAACCCGAGGAATGCGCCGTCCTGAATCTGGATCATTCCCGGCCGCCCTCTGACCGCTTCTTTTTCTATGGCCGTGCCGATGCCAGCAACCGCGCACGACTCCAGCGTCTGGGTTTGCTCCAGCGGCTTGACCAGCACAACACAACACAGCCCGCCATTGGCGACCGAAAAGTTAACGGAGTCCACTTGCTTCACGCCTTTGACGCCGGCCTGAAGCGGAACAAATGGAGTCAGCCCGCCCGTTCCAAGCACCGCACTAACCACGGTTCCAGCCGGTTGCGCCGTACCGCAGAACATCGACGTCGTGGTCTGTTGCGTATCGGTCGTATCGGTGTAGGTGATGGTGAACCGGCCGCCGCCTACCGTGGGCGACTGCGAGATGACCATCATCTGCACGCCCACTCCGTCCACATAACGCTGCAGAGTAGTGCTTTGCGTCATGGTCTGGTCTTCGCCCGCTGCATCCATGTCAACGAACGGGTAATAGAGCAGGTAGTCCAGCAGGTACATCGGTTGCGTGCTCGACGTGGCTCCGGCGGACATCACGGTCAATCGGTGCAGGAACTGCCTTTGCCCGCTGGCCATGCGCGGGACGATGATGCCTTTGTCGTATTCGAGCCGCGCCGCCTCGAGCGGTGAAGCAGCGTAGTAATTCGGGATCGGGTTACCACTCGCGTAGCTGTAGTCCAGCCACTGCCCGGTGACCGTCGCCGCGGCGGATGGCACCTTGCGGAACGTGCTGATCCAGGTGCGGCCGTCATCCACCAATGACAAACCCAACTCGCGCAGGTTGGCAAACCCGGCCATTACTCGGCCGTGATCGTCAGGTCGCCAATGGCGAACTGCGGCTGGATGTTCTGCGATACATCGAGATTCGCCGACAGTGCCGCAATGATGCCAAGAGCAATCGCTCCGTTTGCCGTATCTACCACGACTGCGGTGGTGACGGTCTGCGTGGCGCCAGCATCAGTTCGCTTGCCGAACTGGATCAGTCCTGAATTGGTGAAGCTCGACCCGCCATCGGTCCATGCCGTGGCCTTGGTCAGCGCCACCCTGGCATAGCCGGTGTAGGTGCACTCGTTGGCGATCGGTGCCGCTTCGCTGACGGACCCGGTACAGAGTGCCAGGTACTGCGTTGCGCCCGCGCGCCAGGAGGGGTCTACACCCTTCAGGGCCATTTCAAGGACATCGTTTTCCGTTGCGTCGCTCATGCTCATGGTGCTGGGCTCCTAGCTGTACGTTGTGACGCTCTCGACCAGATCGCCGGCCGGGTTGCGCTTGTGCGTGGTCTTGCTGTCTTGCTGGTTGAGGGTGGCCTCGATCGTCGGCGCGATATTCACCTCGGGCGCGGCGACGTTGACTACCGGGGCAGCCACATTGATGACGGGCGCCAGCTGCTCGGCCGCGCGCACGTTGACCACCGGCGACGGCAGGGTCGCCTCGAACGTGACGTGCGACTCGGGCACGTTGACGGTGAACTCGGCCGGTGGCACGTTGACGGTGATCGGTGTGGCTTCGATCCGCACTTCGGGCGCGGCCACATTGACCACCGCCGGGGCCTGCTCGATGCGCACTTCGGCCGGGGCGACGTTGACGATGGTGCGCTCGACGGTGACAGCGGGCGGGCTGTTGTGCACGGCGATGGCGCCGGGCTCGATCACCATGCTCACCGGCTGGGCCGGCGGCACCATGCGCAGCACCGACTGCAGGTCAAGCTGCCGCTCGAGGCGGCTGACCTGGTCGCGCAGCGCCTTGCGCTCGGCGGCGACTTCGGGGTCTTCGGCTGGCGCGGGGTCTTCGGGCTCCGGCGCGGGCTCGGCCGGCGCCGCGGCGGCGGGCTCGGGCTTGTTGTAGACCTCGGGGTCGGTGTCGAACACCAGGCCTTTTTCCTTGGCGGCGGCCAGTTCGCGCTCGCGAGTTTCGTCAATGTCTTCGACATCCAGCCCGCCGGCGGTGGCGGCGATGACATCCGTGCGGGTGGTCAGCCCAGCCATGATGGCGGCCTTGTAGGCTTCGACCTCTTTGGTCGGGTCGACCCAGCCCCAGCCGCGCGGCTTGAACTTGACGGCCTCGTGGCGCTCGGTGTCGGTGGCGTAGGCCTCGACGCCGATGGTGCTGACGGCGCGCGACAGCACGGCGGCCTGCAGCCACTGCCGATGCAGCGGTTCGCGGAAGCTGCGCAGCCACCAACTCTGCAGCACGCGCCATAGGTCGCGGTCGTCCAGCAGCGCCAGGCGGCTGGAACTGTAGTTGCTCTGCGAGTAATCGCGCGACAGGCTCTCGTAACTCGGGCCGGTGCCGGCGGCGACTTCGCGCAGCATGTAACGCATGAACGGGTCGAGCGCGGTATTGGGCCGCGTCGGGTTGGCCATGTTCAGCTTCTGGCCGGGGTCGAGCTTCATGCCGAGGCCGGGCTCGACGGTGAACTGGTCGCCGCCGTCGGGCTGGGTGGTGCCCACCGGCGCGGCGGCGTTGTCGAGCGGCGCGTCGGGATTGGCCGGGTCTTGCTCGATGGCAAACAGCACATTGGCGGCGGCGCGGGCGGCGTAGATCTCGGCCTCGCTGTAACCGTCCATGTCGTTCAGCTTGCGCAGCACGGCGTGCAGCCACGGCTCGCCGCGCGTCTGCGGCCAGCGCTCGACAATGCGCAGGTGGAAGATCTGGTCGGCGGGCACGCGCTCGTAACGGTCACTGCCGCCGGCGTTGTCGCGGATGTCGCCCGGATGGCGCTCGCGAATCCAGTAGGCCACCGGACGAAAGAAGCGATCGACCTCCACGCCCATCCGCACCATGGTGCTGGCGTTGAGCGGGCCGGGCTGCGCGAACTCATCGGCCAGGCGTTCGGCCTCGATCAGCTCGAGCGCGAACGGCACGCGCGAGGCGCCGAAGGCCCGGTAGTGCTTGCGGATGATGACCTCGCCGGCCTCGAACACCTGGCGCATGGCGGCGCGTTCCATGTCGGCAAAATGGAAAGTCCCGCCGGTGTGGCAGTTCTCGGCGCGCGACCAGAGGCCCCACTGGCTTTCGATCTCGGCGTTGATGCGCTCGGAAAAATCCTCGCGCGTGGTCTTGACCTGCGCCTGCATGCCAACGCCCTGGCCGATGACGTTGTTGACGACGATCTGGCAGGCGCGCTTGGCATAGGGCGCATCACGCAGCAGCTGGCGGCTGCGTGAACGCAGGGAAGTGAGCGAGAGGTGCAGCTCGGCATCGGCGCTGCTGTTGCCGGTGCCGAAGCCGGCGGTCATGTACGAGCCGCGCGCACCCTGGTAGGTGCGCATGCCGTTGCCGGGCGCAGCACGCCGGGCCACCGACGCGCCACTGCCCAGCAGCCAGCGGCCGAGGCGCGCGCGCAGCGAAGTGGGATCAGACACGGTTGATCCTCGTATGGATGATGCGCGGATCGGGCAGGCCGGTTTCAGCGCACTGCTTGCGATACTCGCGGTTGACGATCAACTGCCAGGCGTTGCGCGCGGTGAGCAGCGACTGCTGCGCCTCGTTCGCGGTGTCGTACTTCATCATGCGATCGCCGATGCGGTACTCCACTGGTACCGACGAAGTGCCGGCATTGGCGGCCCGCACGGCGGCATTGGCGAGCGCGGCGGTGCAGTCGTCCAGCGCCTTCTGCGCCACGCTGCGGGTATCCGCCCCCTGGGCGATGGTGGCCGGGTCGGGCAGTACGGTCAGCTCGCCCTGGAACTGCGTGCCCTGCAGCACCTGGCGCGCGCCGGATTTTTCAACCCAGCTGGCCCAGCCGTACAGGCCGGGAATCCAGTCGGCGGTGGTGGTGGGCGCGGCCTGGATGGCGTAGTCGTAGAGCTCGCCGTCGACGTCGATCGGGCCGAGCTGCGCGACGATGGTGATGGGCGTTTGCACCGGCGCGGTGAAGCGCGGCGTGTAGCGCATTTTCAGCGTCCAGCCGTCGGCCGGTGGATAGTCCGGCACGTTGACGCCGAAGTTGAGCGTGTCACCGACGTACAGGCGATTGGTGATCATGGATCAGTGCTTCCGATCTTGGTCTTGCCGTTACCCAGCAACACACTGCCAACGCGCCGCTTGGCAGTCGCGACATTGACTGAGCCGACACGCCGCCGACCGAAGCCGATCAGAATGCTGCCCACCGCGGCGTTGACGCCGCGCACCGACGCCATCGACGAGGCCGAGGCTTCGGCGATCGCCAGCGAGGTCTGCATCGCCGCCAGCGCCGACAGCGCGCTGATCTCGGCAGTGCGCACGACTTCGGCGACGGCTTCGCCGGCAACGTCGGCGGCGGTGGACGAACTACCGGCCGGGGCCGCCAGCGGGTAGCCGGAGGCATCGACCGCGTAGACGGCCGCTGCGGCACTGGCAGCGCCGGCCTGCGTGAACTGCGCGCTGCCGACAGCCTGGGCGTTGCTGGTGGCATCGGCAATGCCGAGCGCCGCGCCGGGGCTGAGCGAACGGTCCTGGCCGGCGACCTGCGCGCCGGCCAACGCTGCGCCGGTTTCGGCCAGTGTGATGACGCCGACGGCCGTGCCGGTGACGCGCGCGCCAGCGCTGGCGGCGGCGGCGAAGACAACGACAGCGCGCAGCTGGCCGGTGATGACCGCGGCAGCAGCGGAACCCGCCGTAAAGCTCCACGCCAGCCGGCGCTCGCCGGTGGCTGCGCTGGTGGCGATGATCTCGCCCTGCAGCGTGGCCGCAGCACGCAGCGACAGCGGGATGCCGTAGTCGAGCGTAATGCCGGGCGGCTTGAAGTCGACCGGCGGCGGCAGATCGAACACGCTGCGCGGCGGCGTGGCGTAGTCGCCAGCAATGCTGTAAACGCCAACACCACTGACCGCAGCGGTTGCGCTCGACAGGCCGTAGGGCACCGGGGTGGTGGAGCCCTCCAGCGCGAACCACGGCCGCCAGCTGCGGAACGCAGCCTCGCCACCGCTGGCGGCATTGCGGCCGGTGACCTCGGCCGCGGCGCGTGCGGCACCGACACGCACGATGGTCTGCGTGCCGTAGCCGGTGACATCAGCGGCCGACTGCGACACGCCGACGAAAGCGCCCATGCCCTGCACCGCGAAATGGAAGCGGTACGAAACAATGGCGTCATTCAGCGACGCCGGGCCCTGGCCGGCGGCGAACGACTGGGCGAGCGCGGCGCCACTATTGACGGCGGTGCTCGCGTTGACGGCGCTGGCGCTCGACGCCGCCGCTGCCGCGCCGTAGGGAGTGGGCGCGCCATCGAGGGCAATGAACGGCCAGTAGCCGCGAAAGCCCTCGGCCATGACTTACCTTTCGATCAGGCCGGGTCGATGCCGACGATGGGGTCGGCCGAGGCGTTGGTCGTGACGGCGGCGGTCCAGGCCGACGCGGTGTCGTCTTCCTTGGTGACCGTGAGCGTGCCAGCGGCCACCGATGTCTTGTTGCGCAGTACGCGCAGGGCGTTGCGTGGCGAGCGGGCGTTAGTATCGGGCCCGGCCTCCATGCTCCTGTCTAGGTGATCGTCTGCGAATGCGTTGGTGTCGCCGGCCTCGAGCGGGTACAGCGTCAACACCGTGGTCTTGGCGCCGCTGGTGGTGGTCTTGACGATGACGGCGACACAGTCGGCGTTCATTTCGGCCGCCGTCAGGTCAAGGTAATACAGGCCGGAGGCCGTGGCGATCTCAGTGGCCTCGTTGGTGCAGTCGGCGAACGTGCCCTGGTCTTTGCTGACTTCGGAGTCGAGCGCGGCAGCGCCGGTGACCAGGTCGCCATCGGCATCGAGGATCGGGAAGACGACGCGATAAGCGATGTTCTTGGCCGGGAAGTACTTTGCGTCAGAGGATGCCATTTACCAGACTCCACGATTGAGTGTTGCATAGCGAACGCCGCCGAGGCGCTTGCCGATGGGGTGGCCGGCGGCGCCGCCATAGTCCACATACGAATCATTGGCACCTGCAACCAACCCGACGCCAAGCGTCCAGCTATTCCCAGATCCATCGGCGGTGTCATTGCCAGCGAGCACGCTGGCATCGCCCATCGGGCTGCCGCTGAACTTGTTGGCGGTGACGATGAAGGATGTCGCGGCGTGCTCTGCGTCAATTTCAGCAGTGCTGAGCACAGCCGACCATGACTTATAATTCGAGATCCGCATGCCGGCCGTCGCGCCACCACCGGCGTTGTCGTCGTAGAAGATGACCTCGTTGTAGACGGCCTCCCGGGCGCTCACATCCAGGGATGACGTTGCAATGTCGGTGCCGTTGACCCGCAGAATCAGACTGGTATCTGAGGTTCTCCGCGCTGAAACTCGATACCAGGTCGAAGCGCTTGGAGTCACGCTGGAAACCGCATCCGATGGCCCACCCGTAGAACTGACGGCCAACTTCCACAGACCACCGCTGCTGCCGCGGATGGAGTCATACCGCGAGCCCAGTGAGGCACCGCTTCCCGCGCTGGTGGACCCGCTGATGCCCCACACGACATCGTTAGTGATGTTGGCATCGACGTAGATACTGAACAGCACGGTATAAGTGGCGTTGAAATCCAGTGTCGTGAGCCTTCGCCCCTCGCTGGTAGCGCCACCGCCTGCTTGGATCGACATAATCTATACCCACGAAGATGAACGGATGGCCTGGACCGGAAGGCTCGGGCTGTCACTCATGATGATCGACTTTAGCGAGTGGACGTAGCGCGCCCGCCCGCCCCATGTCGGCTCGATGCGCCCACCGCGGCAGGCAAACGTGGTCGAACCGTCATGCTGGTTGATCGGCTCGCTGCTCCACGTCCACGTTCCGGTTGACTCGCTGCCAACCGCTGGAGGCGTCAGCTTGTACAGTGTGCAAGCAGTGCCACCAGTGGCCCGCAGCAGGTAATACAGGCAGCCGTCATAGTCACAGTAGTCGAGCTTGTCGTTAGCGCCGTTTGCATTGATGAGCATCGACACCGGAGCCGACCCGGTGATGTTTCCTGAACTGACCGTCGTCAGCGTGACACTGGTTCCTGGTGGAGAACTGGTGCCGTGCGTGTATCCATTCAGGTCAAGGTATCGAATCGTCACGGTAGACGGTGGAGTGGCCGCCAGCGTGACCATGATCTTGCGCAGCGGCATGTAGACCAGGTTGCCGTAATTGTTCGAGTTGTTGATCGTCGGGTTGTTCAGCACCCCGCCCGAATTGGTCAGGTAGCTCCACACAAAAGGACGGTTGCTGCCGGAGTTGGAAACCCATAGCAACTTGTTGAACGAGTCGTACTCGGCCGCCACTTCGATCTGGAACTGGTAGAAGGGAAAATTGATCGCGCTCCACACATGCGTCTCAAGGTCGAACCTGAATATCTTGCCGTTGGCCGACAGCACGCGGATGCCGTTCATGTCGTGCCCCACCACGATCAGCGAGCCGTAAGTACCGCCCCCGGCATCCGGCGGCAGATAGGTGATGCCGCAGAGTGAATGAATTGGAAAAGGCTTCCACACCGTGGTCGAATTGCCAGTGACTTCGGTGCCGGCGTAGGCGTTGCCGAAACCGTCTTTAATGTAGTGGCCGGACAATCCCACCCGGTCGCTGACCGCGTCAGAATCCAGCGAATGCGTGCTATTCGATGAGGTTGGCCCGGTACTGGTTCGGTAGACGCCAGTGTTGTCTGGCTGCGAAAGCATTGCCCAGGTTCGATCGGCGATGTCATAGGCTACGACCCCGTTCCCATCGTAGGCACCATTGCCGCCGCTGAAGAAAACCATGGAGCCCAACGCCCCAAGCGCGGAGGCGAAGGCGCCGCCGGCATAGGCAATCCAGGTGCCATCAAATCCATTGTTGGCGTGATAGACCTGATCGCCCAATCCATTCTCAGGATTGATCGTGCTGGCATTGGCCAGGCTGACATTCCTGAAAAACGCCGGCGCCGGCAGCCATGACGCCACAGAAGCATCGACCACCACGGTCGTTGCCGTGCTGGTGGCGCGACGCGGGCCGGTATAGGCAGCCATCAGACGTTGCGCGGTAAGTGATGCAGGCGACAATCCTTGCCGCCGTTGGCCTTGAACGTGGCCAGGTTGGTGACGTTGGCGTTGACCGTGGCCCACGCCGACGCGGCCCCTGATACATCGCGCTCGACCGCGGCCACCAGGGCATGCCACAGTTGCCCGGTGTAGGTGTTCTCGGCGTCGGCTTCGACGTCGCCGTTGTTGACCGACCACCCGCTGGCGTAGGCGTTGACCTCGGGCGTACCGGCGGCCATGAACGGACCGCTCAGTGCGGGCGGGCCGTCGGTCTTGTTCCAGGCGCGCTGCGCGCCCCACGTTGACGAGGCCCCGATGCTGGTCAGGTTGTCGTTGCTGGTGGCCCCGCCGGTGGTGCCGGCGTTGAGTTTGTAGGCGATGTAGCGCCACTCACCTAGTGTCGACTCATTGACGAAACGCACCGGTTGCAGCGTTGCCCAGTCGGCGTGTGCGGCAAGTTCCGTTTGCTCTGAACCGGTAAGGATCTTCGCCGCAGCCAACTTGTGCACCACGACAGCAAAGAAGTGGTGCATCCATGTCGACACCTGGAAGCCGGCCGGCGTTCCATCCTCGTCGCGGTAGTGAATTCCGCCGGGCTGGAAACCCCACATCAAATTGAGCTTTTGCTCTGGGTCGGTTTCCCATGTGCGGAAGTACGACACATTGCTGGCAAGACTCGACCGGGCCGTCGGCTTCCACGGGTGCGACTCGGGCGTCAGGAAAATCGCGAACCCGAGATTGCGAGCGCACCAGGCGCGTCCGCGCGTTTCGTACCAGTACCCAAACTGATGATTTGATTGGCCGAGGCCATTGAAGATCGCAGCCTTTTGCGAGATCTCTAAAAAACACGGCGATGGACGGCACAGGAACGCCACCATCCCAACCGCCGGGCAGTGCGCGTAGTCCCAGCCATAGGCCGCGTAGTTTGCAAACGGCGAGCCACCGCTGTATGGAAAACTGGCGCCTATGTGCTGTGCGCCGAGTTGCCCGAAGGTCGGGACATCGCCACTCGCGTCGCGGTAGTTGATCGGAAACGACAATAGGGCGAGCCCACTGGCAAGCACCGCGTTTCTGACGTGCTTGCTGCCGGTCTGAACGTAGGAGCACTCCCATTGCGGCAGATAGGCGATGGTGCGGCTGTCGCCAGGGTTGCCCATGCCATTCCACCGATGCCGCCCGAAATTCCATGGCACATAGGTGTCGTCGCCGTACTTCTGCGCCGTTCCAAAAAACTGTGTTCCTGCTGGAACGTAGCTGGAAAAGTCATAGACCGCCGATGCGGTGGGCTTGAACAGCAACGGGTGCGCCTGGATCGACGCGGTGTCGTGCGTGACCTGGATTTGCGGATCACCTCCCACCCAGCCAGAGCAGTACCACGCGCGGAATGCCTCGTGTGTCGCTCCGCCCGCCCACGCGCTGCCCGTACCGCTGCCGTTGATCTGCGTGCCGTTGATGACGACTGACGCACTGGCGTAGGTCTGGGCGGCTGGCTTGCTTGGGCTCGCCGTCGTCATGCTGCTGTTCTCGACCACCACTTCGACGAACACTCGCCCGCCGACAAAAGCGTGAACATCGATCACCGCTTCCAGCACGCCAAGCCCGCAGCTGCGCCGATAGCGGGCGCAGATCACCTGGCTGTTGGCCCACCACGTGCGATCGTGGCCGCTGGTCCAGTTGTTGAACGTTTGCGCACCACCGCCGAAGTTGACCACCAGGTCGCCGAGCAGGCTGTCAATGTATGCGGTGGTGAGCGCCGTATCACTGACGACGGCGGGCCGCAGCCGAATGCTGGTCTGCGTGAACGCGCTGAGGCTCTTTGCTCCAGCCAGCACCATCACCTGCGCGCTGTTGTCGGGCCAGCGGCTCAACACGCTGCTGCGCAGGCTGGCGTCGTCCGGGCTAACCAGCATCGCGCCCTGCGGCACGGTGCCCTCGAGCGGGTACACGGTGGCCATGTATGGCAACACGCCTGACGCCGCGCCGGTGTTCAGCGTCATCGTGGGCAGCGCGCCGGGCTCGAAGTAACTGAACACGACGCCGGGCTGGTTCGCCGCGGTGGCGCTGCCGACGGTGAGGCTGCCGGCATCAGTGAGCACCATGCCAGACGGCAACGCCGCACCGCTGACGTCAACACCGTAGACGCCGCCAGCGACATAGCTGCTCGGCCCAGTAGCGGCGACGTTGAACGGCGTGCTACTGCCTTCAGTAAAACTCAGCGCTCCGCCGTTGACGATCCAGCCCAGGTCGGGCGCGGGACTTGCGCCGCGCGCGAACTCGCGCCGCCGCTTTGGCAACGACGGCACGCGCACCTGGTGCAGGATCGGACGCATGCGCCAGGCTTAGCCCAATTCCTCGATCAACCAGGTCTGGTCGACCTGGTGCGTGCCGACCAGCACGCGCAGGCTGACCTGGCCACTGGCGGGCACTGGGATCGGTTGCGGGTAACCGGGAAACCGATCTTTGCCGCCGTTGGCGTTGACGGAGAACACCCACAGATCACTGTCCGCAGTGACGCTCGGCTGGGTGGTCCAGGTGTGGCGCGCCTGGAAGCTGGCGGCGCTGGAGTTGGGGTCAAGCTTGGCGGGCGTGATGCTGGTGGCGGTAGCGCCGCCGGTGGAGCGGCTGAGCTTCAGCTCGCCGGCGAGCGAGGCATTCTGCACGCCATTGACGTCGACCGACCAAATGTTCAGCGGCTTGCCGGCAGCGGCGGTGACGGTGAGCATGTCATTGCCCACGGTCATGCTCGCCGCGGGCCGCACGACGGTGAAGAAGGCCATGGTTTTCCTTTAGGCGTCGACGATGGTGGTGCCGGTGCCAAGCCCAGGCGTGACGCCGGAGCTGATGGCGATCGGCGTGATCTTCCACGCCAGGCCGTCGCCAGCGCCGGTGATGGCAACAGTCGCGCCACCTTGCGTGGTGCTCACGGTGATGTCGTTCGTGCTCAGCGTCTTGACGAAATAGACGGTGCCCTCGGCAATGCCAGCTGGCAGGCCGGATGGATCTCCGGCAAAGAAGGCGATGCGGTCATCCACAGCCACGCCCGACAGGCCGGGGATGGTGATGAGGTCGCCGGCGTCGATGGCGGTGAAGGGGCCGAGCTTGGTGCCGATGGGGCCGAAGTGCAGCAGCTTGCCGGTGCTCGAGCTGGCGGTGCCGGTGGCGAAAAACATGGCGGTCGCGCTGCCGCCGGAGCATTGGCCAAAATTGATTTGCGCCACCGGGCTGACGCTGTTGCCGGTGACGGTCCAGCCGGAACCGGAACGCGCCACGGCGACGCGGGCGTAGCCGGTGTAACTGATTTCGCTGGTGGTCTGGTCACCGCCGACGCCGGGATAGGCGCTGTGCAGCGAGGCGTAAAGGTTGGTCAGCGGCGCACTGGCGGCGTTGTCGCCGATGTTGGCGATGGCGACCGCGGTGTACAGCAGTTTCAGGTAGTCGTTACTCGACGTGGTGCCTTTGGGCATTTCATGCTCCTACGTTAAAAAGCCTGCGCTGTCGGTCACCACGCGGTGCCTGGATCAGTGTTTCCAACGCTTGGTAAAACTCTTCGGACGCATCCGCCGCGCTGGCTTGGCGGAGGGTTTCGGTGCTTGCTGCTCGGCTTCGGGCGTTGCTTCAGAGCCTTCGCCCTTGGGCGCGAACAAATCTGGCGCTACGCGCTGCTCGAGCCGGCGCCACATGGCCTCGGTGTAGCGGTGTAGGTCCAGCATGTTCGAGGCGAACACGTTGTAGACGCGGCAGTCGAGCGCCTCATTGCGCAGGCCGCGCTTGACCCAGCGCCAGGCATCACCGCGCGCCGTCTTCTGCGGCACGCGCGCCTCGCTGGTCAGCTGCTCGAAGTAACTGTCGGGCAGCTCGGCCGAAAAGTGCATGTATCCGGGCCCCGGCTCGCGCAACTTCATGCGCGCGAAGATCGTGTCTTTCGCGGTGTCGGTGCCAATGAACCAGATCCGCGTGCCCTTCTTGATGACGGTGCCGCGGTAATTGACGTCGACCCAGCTCGACTTGCCCTTGATCGGCTTGCCGAGCTGGGAATCACCCTTTACCGCGAACACCCGCCGATGCGTGCGCAGCCGGCAGAAGTTGTAAACCTGGTGCGTGAAGTGGCCGCCGGAGTCGATCACCGCGGCCTCGATCGGCATCAGCTGGCCACTGGCGTGCGGGAACGTGCTGGTCAGGTAGTCGTCCAGCTTCTGCCACTCGCGTTCATCGCCGGGGTTGGCGTCGAGCACGGTGTAGTCAACGGTCCAGCTTTCTTCGCCACGACCGTGCCCGAGCACTTCAATTTCAAAACGATTGTCTTGCACATCAACCGCGGCGGTGCAGATCAGCACGCCAGCGGGGCAGGTGCGCAGCTTGTAGGGCTCGGCACGCGCCTTTAGAGCGTGCTGGTCGGCGCTCTCGCCTTCTTCTTCCCACGTTTCGCCGAGCGTGGTGTTGATGAACGCCTTTAGTTCGGACTTGTCGCCGCGGCGCTCTTTGTCGCGCGCGCTCAACCACTCTCGCACGATCTGCGCCCAGGAGGTCATGGGCGAGTACGCGGTCCAGATGTGGAACGCGACCGACTTGGGCGGGCTTAGAACCGCGCCGTCGCTAGTGCGGTAGCGCGCGTTCTCGTCAATCCAGGCGCCGCTGGCGTCGATCCAGCGGCCCATCGACCAGGTGGCGAGATAGTCGCCCTGCGTGGCCAGCGTGCCGCAGTGCGGGCAAAGGTGCCGCACCGTGTCGGGATTCTTGCCGTCCCACTTGAAGCCGTGCGGCTTGTCGGGCCCGCCCCAGGTCAGCGTGTGCAGCTCGCCGCAGTGGTTGCACGGCACCTGGTAGCGGAACTCGCGCTCGGCCTGCAGGCGCCTAGCTTCGATCAGGCTGTCGTGCTTGTGCTTCGGGGTTGAGCCCAGCACCAGCTTGGGAAAGGTCGCGCCCTCGATCCGCTTGGCCGCCAGGGTGACCGGGCTGCCCTCTTTTTCGACGTCCATGTCGAAGGCGTCCAGCTCGTCGATGTAGGCAACGTCGATCGAGATGCGGCGGTAGTTCTTGGCGGCCCGGCCGCCGCGGATGTGCAGCACGCTGCCCAGGAACATCTTTTGCCGCAGTGTGTTGCGCTTGTCACGCCGCAGGTATTCGGGGAACACGTCGCGCATCGCCGGCACGTCGCGCAGCATCGGGTCGAGGTCGGTCTTGACGAACTCGTCAACATCCTCGTCAACCGGCTGCCACAGCGCCTGGTTGCGGCGACGGTGGTGGGCGAAGTAACCGACTGCGGCCAGCGCGATCTTGGTGTAGCCGACCCGCGCCGACTTTTGCAGCACCACCTCGCGAATGTCATCGTTGCTGATGGCATCCATGATCGCCACCTGGTACGGGAACGCTGACCAGCGCCCCTCCACATACGACGATTCGGCCGACAGGTAGTAATGCTCGTCAGCCCACTGGCTGAGCCTCTTGGGGCTCGACTTCTTCAGTGTCTGGAAGCCCGCCCTCAATGCTGTACGGATCTCGATCAGGTTCATCCAGGTCCGCAGTCGTTAGGTCGAACTCACCGGCAAGGTTGCGAGCCTTGGTGATTTCGCGCTCCAGGTGCTCGAGGTCAGCCGCCGTCAGATTGATGTCAATCCGCCGCAGGCTCGGCACAATTCCGTCGAAGATCCCGGCAATCTGCCGGCAGTGCCGCGCAATCACCGCCGCCACCCAGCCCAGCGGCACCAGCTCGCGCCGCCGCTCGGCGTTCAGCATCGCCACGCGATCTGCCTGCTCGCTCGCCAAGCGCGCGCGCTCGGTCACCAGGTTGATGTCGCCGACCGCGACGCGGCCCGCCGCGATCTCGCGCTGGTGCGCGCAGTACGCGCGAATCCACTCGCCGAACGTCCCGCCAGGCCGCAGCACCCCGCGCTTGATCAGATCCGATGCCGCCGGCTGGGAAATCCCAACAACATCGCCAAACGCTTTCTGGGTGGCTGGCTGGTCTAAGACTTCTATGAGAATCATTCCTATAACCCCCTAAGGTGGGGGGTATGACTAGAGACAAGACGCGGTCCGAACTACCA